GGTCTTTTATAAACATATCTAAATTAACGTCCATAATCGTCATAGTATCCGGTGTTGGTGTAGCCGTATCAGCACCATGGCTTGTGGATCTGACTGAATTAAAATGGGTAATACTAGGGCTGGCTATATTGTTATGCCTAGACGGTATTTCGTTTGTTGCGATTAAGACTTGGAGGGCATTAAAACCAAATGAAGAAACGAAGACCTAAAATTATATTTGATGAGTTAGGCGACAGACGACCAAACGGTAAAAATAAAACATCGTTTGGAGAATTGGATACTCACACCGGTGAGATTTATATAGATCCACGTCAGTCAGAATCGGAACTGCTCGATACTTTAATACATGAGCTGATGCACTTGAACTTTAAGTATATGTCCGAAGACCGCGTACATAACAGCGCATCGAACATTGCATCAACCCTTTGGAGAATGGGCTATCGCCGTAAGAAATGAAGCCTATCGACGAGACACAGCCAGGTATTGATATGATGGCAAGCATGAGGAACGGAGGCTTTACTGCTATGATGATTGGGGCTGCCGGTATGGTGGCTAGAATCCTTTTGTCAGGCGATGGTACTATGACCATAGGCAAGGCCATTAGACACGTCCTGGCAGCCGGCATAACCGCTTATTTAGTCGGTCAAGGGCTTGACTCAACCACCATGGCAAATGGTCTTAAAATGGCATGCTTGGGTGTATCCGGTGCAGCAGCTACAGAGATTGTAGAATACGCGGTTCGATGGATCAAGGCAAAGGGAGTCGCGGAGGTAGCCAAGGTAAGCAAGAAAGGGGCAAGCCGTGGCAAAAAACGATAGTAGCCTGGAGTTGGCTTTGTCAGGTACGTTAGTCATAGCCAGCGCCATATGTGTAAGGCTTTGGTTTATTATGGGGGATATAGACAATAGCCTCAATGACCCTAACGCGATGGCATTTATTATTACAGACTCAGGCATCAAGTCAGACTCAGCCGGTGCTGAGGATCAGTTAGCAAAGGCTTCAACATCCTTTCATGATACGGAAAAGATGCTGGCCGTATTCAGCGTATGCCTAGCCATGATCGGCATTGCGCTGATTGTGCGGGTAGTTAAACGTTACAAGGCTAAGCCGTGATTGCCAAAGTCTATAGTGGTTTTAGGTTGGGGCTTAAGTCTGAAATTAACTGCACCGCGTAGATGGTCTGGGCAATGATGTGCGTAGACACGCATGACCGTGGTGAGTGTATCGCCTAATACACCGGCAATCTCGAACATAGGGACATTGGCTCTGGCCGCTAGTGTAGCCCAAGTATGTCGCAAGGTATGCGGAGTTATTTGATTAAAGACATCATTGCTTGTCTTGGCGTATGCACGTTCCTTTAACATATCAAAAGAACTTTGTATTGAATTAGGATTGTCCAACACCCATTCATTCTGCGTACGCTCAGCCCAGGCTGAAAGCAATATAGACTCTAAGAAGTGAGACATTGGTACGGCTACGCGTCGCTTCTTTGTACGTTGCTCGCCATCATTTTGGAAATTTATAAGCTTAGATTCAAAATCAATCTGACTCCAACGCAGGGTGAGAATTGAATTCTTACGCGCTGCCGTCTCAGACGCTATTGCTACAAAGCGATAGATCCGTGATAGCCGGTCTGAGTTGAATGTGTATGCCGAGGCTATTAAGTTATTCAATTCGTCTGTATCTAACCACAGGTCTTTAGGTGGTGCGGATACAGGCAATTCAATATGCGGTACATCGGTTTGTTTAATACGACGATAGCGTACTGCGTGGTTGATGGCAGCAATCAGGCAATTCAATTCACGACGTAACGTACTATCACCGGCTTTATTACCATTAACCTTACCGGCCTTGCGATTGCGTTTGTAAGCCTGGACAATCTCAGGGGTTAATTGGTCTACAGTTAAATCGCCAAAGCCTTTGCCAAGCACATCAATGCAATACTCCTGCCGTTCTTTGCAGACTACATTGTCGACTACATGTTCATTGTAGTAATCTTCTAATATCTTATTAACACTAAATACTTTTGGTGTTAATTGTTCTGTCCTTGTTAATAGGAACTTGCCTAAAACCTTTTCGGCTTCGGCGCGTAACGATGTGCCGGTAGACTTGCGTCTAGATCGGCTGTCTTCTGTCCATCGGATTTCATATATACCAGCATCATTAAGGCTGAGCTGAGGGCCATTGTTGGGTTTAGCCATAGGGCAGTAAACTACTACACATTGGAGGATTGTAAAGGTATAAAAATATTTTAATCTTATGGATTGACGGAATGTGATTAAGCCTACAAGGTGTCGTCATCGCTTCCCAACCAGCATGGCAAACCGCTTAAAAACAAAAGAACTAATCGCACACTTCGGTGGGCGTATCGAGTTATGGCGCCGCCTGGAAGCACGTGGTTTTAAGTTATCAATTAAGACCATCGAGAAATGGATGGAACGTGATAACATTCCTTCTAATCGCATTGTGCAGTTAATGGCACTTGCCAATTACGAAGGCAGACCTTTAGATCTAAACCTCTTTGTCTCCCGCCTTTCCAACAAGGCTGAAGAAACTATTTCCCACCGACATGAAAACAAAACAAAAGAAAACAGTTAGCAGTTTATCTCTCGCAGAGTTGCGTGAAGTAATTGCTAGTAACAATGCTATCGTGGATTCCGCGGAAGCACAAATCGTCGAAGCACAAGCCGAACTACGCAAGCGCTTCGAACCGGTATTAGCTGAATACTACGCTACTACAGATAAGACTCACGGCCAACACACCTTTGAGGTTGATGGCGTGAAACTCGTAGGCGAAGTAAAGGCTACTATCAAATGGAACAGCGATGCCCTACGTGGTATTGCTCAGACACTTCCTGCCGAAGTTGTTAATAAACTATTCAAGATTGATTTCGCAGTACCTGAAAAGACTTATCAATCCATTACTGATACTAAGCTGCTCGACCGTCTCATTGACGCACGCACAGTTAAATACTCAGATCCTAAAATCTCATTCGCTTAATTTCCACCCAACCAAATAACCATGATCAAAATCATAAAGGCTGACGACCGCCTCAAGGCCGTACCTAAAATCAACATCGCATTGTTCGGCCCTTCTGGGGTTGGCAAGACGACGCAAGCACGCACGCTCGACCCTAAGACTACGTTGTTCGTAGACTTAGAAGGCGGCACGCTTGCAATCCAAGATTGGCCGGGAGACGTATTAGACGTACGTGCTATCGCTCAGCAATTCAACAAATACCCATGGGAGATTGCTCGCGCATTAGCACTCTACATCGGCGGACATGATCCATCTGACAAAGATGGAACATATAGTAAGATACAATACGACGCAGTATCTAAGGCTTTCTCTGCCATAGACTTAAGCAAGTATAACACTATCTTCGTTGACTCAATTACCGTTGCTTCACGCGAGTGTTTCAAATGGAGTCAGGTACAACCAGAGTCTCTCTCTGAAAAGACCGGCAAGCCCGATACACGCGGTGCGTACGGACTGCTCGGACGTGAGATGATTCGCTGGCTTACCCACCTTCAGCATAGCCCATTGTCTATTGTTGTAGTTGGTATTCTAGACCAAGATGTCGATGACCTTAAGCGTATCAGCTGGTCGCCACAAGTTGAAGGTTCAAAGACAGGCCGTGAGTTACCTGGCATCTTCGACCAAGTTATGACCCTGCAAACATTCAAGACCGATGATGGCAAACTCTATCGCGCGCTTGTATGTCAGCAACACAACGAGTGGGGCTATCCAGCCAAGGATCGTAGCGGCCGTCTCGAACTTCTTGAAGCACCAGACCTAGGTGCAGTCATTAAAAAGATTCGTGAAGGTAAGCGCATCGACACAACCATCGTCACATCTCTGCCTAAGTAATTTCACCCTAACCTAAAAACAAAATCATGGACTATACATTCCAACCAGAATCCGGTGCTTCATCAGCTCCTGATCTTATCCCTGCGGGCGTACTTACGTACGCTCTTGTAACTGTAGGCGCTGCCAAACAGTCTAAGGAAAGCGGAGGTACTTACTACCCTCTGACCCTTACACTTATCGGCGGTCAATACGAAGGTCGTAAAATCTTCGAGACTATTCCTGATGTTACTGACACCAAGAATAGCGAGAAGTGGCGTGCAATCGCTACGACTAATATGACTCGTATGTTTGAAGTAGCCGGTGTATTCAACCCTGCTAATCCAGAGTCATATCGTGCGTTACAAGGTAAGCCATTCCTTACCCTGTGTAACTTCCTCGACGGTAAGCGCATTGCAATCCGTATCAAGATTGAGAAGTCTTCTGATCCTGCTTACGCAGATAAGAACAAGGTCGGTGAATACCTTTCTACCAACCCTACTTCTCAAGGCTACAAGAACTACGTCAAGTTACTTGGCGGTCAGTCAGTTGTAGCTGAGGCTCGCAGCAATGCTTTCTCTGCACCTGTTGCACAAGCACCTGCGACTGCACCAGGCTGGATTAAAGTACCTGCACAAGCAGCGCCTAATACTGATACTCCGTTTTAGTATCTTAGGTTAATACACTCCCAATCCCCTTAATAATTATGCTGACTTTTTATAAAAAACAGTTAGCGTATTTATTAAGGGGTTTGTTGTATAACTTTGTTCCTTTAAAATCACAGGGGCTAAATTCGGATAGCGTGATGACCGTCGGTTCTGATCCTTTCCAGAGTTGTAGTAGTGATGCTTCTGTTGGGGAAGCCTCTCTTACAGCCCCCCTTCTCTTTCGATGAAACTCAGACCAAGACAGGTTGAGTTTGTTCAGCGTATGAACTTTGCCCTAGCCGAGTATGGCAACACGCTAGGCATAGCACCAACCGGTGCTGGCAAGACAGTCATGCTTTCGGCTACTGTCGACTTTGCCATTAAACGAAATCCAAGCATGAAGTCTTTGGTCATTCAGCACCGAGACGAGCTTGTATCCCAGAATAGGTCTACGTTTAAACGCGTAGCACCAGAAACACCAACGGACATTTACGCTGCCGACCGCAAGCGATGGTCTAATGGTGTAACCTTTGCGATGGTTCAAACCCTAGCACGTGAAGACAATCTCTCTACCATGCCGGCCATGGATTTGATTGTGATTGATGAAGCCCATCACGTTGCAGCTGACTCCTATCTACGGATCATAGACCGAGCCAAAGAATTAAACCCTAAAGTTAATATACTTGGTGTAACTGCAACACCACAACGTGCAGATAAGAAAGCACTTAAACGCGTATTCAGCAATGTGGCTGATGTCATATCCATTAAGGAACTTATCGACGCTGGCAACCTGGTACGACCCAGAGTATTTGTAATTGATTGCGGACTACGCGCAGAGTTAGCCGGCGTGCGTCGTACCGTGGCTGACTTCGATATGGCCGAGGTAGAAAAGGTAATGGATAAACAGGCCGTTACTGATAAAGTCATAGCAGAGTGGCGGGCTAAGGCTGGTACGCGTAAGACGGTGGTATTCTGCTCTACTGTTGAGCATGCCAGACACGTATGCCAAGCCTTCGCTGATGCCAAGGTACAGGCCGGCATCATCCACGGCTCGATGAGTGATACGGCTAGACGTAATGCGCTGGCTGCTTTCGAGCGAGACAAGTTTCAGGTGCTGGTTAATGTAGCCGTCCTGACCGAAGGTTGGGATTGCCAGACCGTTGGGTGCGTAGTGTTGCTACGTCCTTGCTCTTTCAAATCTACCATGATCCAGATGATTGGTCGTGGCTTACGCAAGGTAGACCCAAACAAATACCCTGGTGTAATTAAATCTGACTGCATTGTTTTAGACTTTGGTTATTCAATCCTTACCCACGGCGGACTAGATACGGACGTAGTACTAGAACCACACAAGGGTAAGACCATGACTAAGTGCTGCCCGCAATGTGGCATTGAAGTACCTTTGTCGTCAGCGATATGCCCGACCTGTGATTATATATTTGATGGTGTTGAGCGTCGCCGGTCTGAAGCTGAGGAACGTGGCATACTCGAAGACTTTAGCCTGACCGAAGTAGAGATACTTGAATTGTCTCCGTTCCGTTGGGAGTCAATGTGGGGTGGGGCAGTAACGATTGCCAATGCAATGACTGCTTGGGCCTGCGTGGTTCAACACGACGGCAAGCAATACGCCATCGGTGGTAATGATGGCGAAGCCCATGCTAAACTAATTGCCATTAGCGACGATCGGCTACAAGCCATTGCCTCAGCTGATGACTACCTACGCGAATACGGAGACAGAGACGCAGCGCGTAAATCGAAACGCTGGCTACACGAACCACCAACCGACAAACAATTAACTTCACTTGGCTATCCTACTTTTGTAATTGGCTTAACTAAATATCGAGCAGCCTGTGAGTTGACTTGGAAGTGGAAAGAAAAACAAATCCGTTCCAAGGTACTAGCCATATAACTTTATGTTTGAACCAGAAAAATCACAAGACCCTATAGCCGTTGCAATCGTTGAAGCGATTGATGCGGGTCTTAAATCTAAACGTGGCGAGCAAGCGCCGCGTCAATACCTTGGTGCTTCCAGGGTGGGTGAAGATTGCGAGCGTAAGCTTGCATACGAATACCACCTTGTGCCGAAGGACGAAGGTGCTGACTTCTCCGGCAAGACTCTACGGATCTTCGACATGGGACATGACGGCGAGGAACGTATGGCTGAATATATCAAGGCTGCTGGCTTTGAACTTCAAACGCATACCAAAGAAGGAAAGCAAATCGGCATGTCTGATGCGGGTGGTAAATTCAAAGGACATTTAGACGGAGTAATTTATAGCGGGCCAAAGATTGATGGCATTGATAGTCTCTATCCATTGCTCTGGGAGAATAAGGCGCTTGGATCTAAGAGCTGGAACGATGTAGTTAAACACGGAGTAAAGAAAAGTAAGCCGGTCTACTACGCCCAGGTGCAAGTCTACATGGGCTATGAACTTTTAGGCTATTGCCTATTCACCGCATTGAACCGAGACACCGGTGAAATACATATTGAGATTATACAATTCAACGCACGCGATTGTCAGGAATATATTGACCGAGCAGTACGCGTAGTATCATCAGCCAATCCCGAAGAACTAGGTAAAGCCGGTCGAGGAATGGACGACTTTAAATGTAAGTTTTGTGACTACAAGAAACGCTGCCACAATGCGCCTAAACCAGCAAAGCCATCAGCCCCTCTTACTTGGCTAT